CGCAAGCATCTCAAAGGCGTTTGCATATCGGAATGTTTTGACGGTTGTTCAGGAATTAGCAGAGTTAGCAACTGAAGCCGGCGTTTGGCTCGGTTTTGACGTGGTACGGACAGCGCCGGGCACATTCGAGTTCCGCACTTACACGGGGCAACGCGGGCAGGATCACGGGCGCAATTCTGGCGATCCAAGATTAGTCGGCAAGCAATACGGGAATTTGAGCGAGGCCACTTTCGGCACTTACCACGCCGATGAGCGAAACTGGGTGCAGGTAGCCGGACAAGGTGAAGGCGGCTCACGGGTGCTTATTTACCGAGAAAACATAGCACGCCGAGATGCGAGCAAATGGAACCGGCGTGAGTATTTCAAGGACAGCCGGGATGAATCGGACACCGATATTTTGAACGCAGACGGTGATGCGGCATTAGAGGAGTTCAAGCCAAAACAAATGCTGACTGGCACTTTGCACGACACACCCGGTATGCAATACAACATCCATTACCAATTCGGCGATGTGTTGAGCGTTGAAGCGTTTGGTTATTTCGTGGACTGCCACGTCAAGGCGGTAAGGGTGAGGGTGGATCAAGATGGGGGTGAACAACTGGACATCAAGCTGGAAGGCGAGTTATGAGCAATTTTGACGAAAAGACGATAGAGCGCATCAAGCGTTTGGAGCGTGAGGTTGAAAGGCTGCGGGTGAAAGAATCTGGCAAGTTTATTGCGCTGACCGCTCCGCTGACTTCGACCAGTTGGGATGGGGATTCATTCAGTACAACTGCAAAGACGAAGATTGATTTGAGCGCGGTATTTGGCGTTCCGGCGGGCGTGAAGGCTGTGCTGGTGTCCGTAATCATACGCGATAGTGGCAGCGCGGCAAGCGATTGCTACCTAACATTATCGCCGACCAGCACAGGCACCAATGGTATACATTTTGATTGTTCCGGGCTTACGAATGACGCATTCGAGCGAAGTAACGGCATCATACCCTGTGACGCAAACGGAGATATTTACTACAGGATTGGTGCAAGCGGCTCTGGCACGATGGATATTTATCTTGAGATATGGGGATACTGGCTATGAAACCCATCATCGACATTTCGTTTTACCAAGCGCCAAGCGCGATTGATTACGACCTGCTGGCTGAGAACGTGAGCGGCGTGATACTCCGCGCGTGCTATGGCATCTGGAAGGACACGGCCTTTGACCGGCATTACCAGGAACTTACACAGCGCGGCGTGCCAGTGGGGGCGTACCATTACATTATCGGCTCGCAGTCTATACAAGCGCAGGCGGACGCGTTTAACGTGGCAGTCGGCTTGAAGGACATGCAGCTCGGCTGCTGGATTGACGTTGAGGACACGCGCCCTGATACGCGGCTCTATCGGCAGAACGTGCTGGAATACGCAGAGCGTCAGCCTGACATGGGCATCTATACCAGCAAGGGCGCGTGGGCAACGATTATGGGCGGCGTATATTTGACAGACCGCAAGTTGTGGGTCGCGCATTACACCACCAACCCCTACCCGCTTATTCCGACGGGCTGGGATAGTTGGTGGCTGTGGCAATTTACTTCAAGCGGACGGCTTGCGGGCTACGCTGGCAACTTGGATACCAACAGGTTTTATGGCGATGATGCGGACTTCGCGGAGTGGGTTGGTGACTTGCCAATTCCAGAACCAGAGCCGAAACTGTTTGACGCGAAGGTCACAACGACTCCGCCTAACCGCCTCAAAACGCGCTACACCCCAAACGGCAATGTGCGACCCGAAGCGGACTGGCTGCAATCTCAGGCAATCGTGCCGGTCTACGAAACGCACTCGACCGGCTGGTGGCGCGTTGCACCGGAAGCGTGGTCTTCTGCCACGTGGATGGAGCGAGTTGACGACTTGCCGCTACCTATTACAGAGAAATACTACGGCGCACTGTACTGGCAACGTGACCCACGTTGGAAAGACAAACCACTTGGCACGTCGGGCACAATCGGCTCTTATGGTTGCACGATGACGGCAGAAACAAACGCGCTGAACCAGCTTGGTATTGTGACCAATCCTGTTGTCAATAACACTTGGCGCACGGCGAATGGCGGCTATCACAATGGCAACTTGATTGTCTGGGAAAAGGTGACAGAACAGCACCCAGAGATTATCTGGGAGGGTAAGACTTGGAATCCAACTGACGCGCAGATAAAGCAGAAAATTGCTGATGGTTGCCCATTAGTGATGCTGGTAGACCACAACGAAGGTACGCCTGCTCTTGACGAACATTGGGTGAACAGCATCCCATCCCCTGCTGATGACGATGCAATCTGGATACATGACCCGTGGGATAACTTGACCATCCGCTTGCGTGACCGTTACAAAAAACCAATTCAGCAATTCTCAAGTTATCGGAGGGCACTATGACATTCGGTTCAGTATTCGGCAGGACATTCTCCCCCACGTTCCAGCCGTCAAGTCAGGCGGCGGCGGTTGTTGGGGGCGGCTGGTGGGATTTGGACGGCACGATTACCAGTTGCATCGCCGCTTATCAACCGAAGGGGGCGGCGAATGAACCCGCATCAAGAATAGACCTTGCCACTGGAAATTACAACGCAACTTTAGTTGGAACTGCAGGATGGGATTCCAATGGCTGGATTCCTTTGGGTTCGAATTATTATAAAACGGGAATTATACCAACAGCAAATATGAGTTTCATATTGTTGACAAGCACTTGGCTTAACCATAATGTTTGTGGTAAAAGCACAGGCGTTACAGACGGTACAGAATACTTTGGAGTTTCTTCATTAACTAACTATATTAGGTTTCAATATGGCACTAATTTACAAGACCCAAGTATTAATCAGTATATTTTCACTGGAACTTATGCGATTGCTGGTACAAAAGCATACATAAACGGGAGCGACGCTGGAGTTACGCTCGACAATTCTTGGAATGGCACAACATATGATTTTTGGATATTAAGAAGTAATGATAATGGAACGGCATCAGGGAAATTGTATACGTCGAGCTGCAGAATAAAAGCATTTGCCTTCTATAGCGAGGTTTTAACAGGCACGCAGATAAGCAATTTGCATACCGCAATGGCGGCACTTTAATCAATCTAATCGGAGGAACTATTATGGCATCAGCATACATCGACATCTCAACAAGCGCAAGCCGAATTTCGTCACAGGCACGCTCGGCAATCGACGCATTAAGGCGCGTCAAAGATGACTGGAATAACATCAAACTCATATTCGACCAGATTGCACTCGGCTCGGACTTTACCGCGCTGTCTGGCTACTTGGGCGTGAATGCGGAACAGGCAGAGGCAATCTACAACCTGTGGGGTTCAGCAAACGCGGAGCTACAATCGGCGGCATTCATCTCGCAACTGCTTTCTCGTTGCGGCTAATCAGGAGGCATTATGGCAGTCTTTACGCACTTAGAAACAGACACAGGAACGAATGTAGACATTAGCGCGGCAACCGCTGTTGGTGCGTACACTGCCAATGCGGATAAGCTCGTCATGTGCGATGTGAGCATTGACGCGGTGGCTGGCAACGGCGATTATGTCATGTACGTCACGCGGCAGATAGGCGGCTCTGGCTCGGCTTACAAAATCCTACCAAAAACGACAATGGCTGCGGCTTCAGGAGACACAGCAATCTCGGCGCAGTCCGGCTGGATAACAGTCAGGAACGGCGATGTATTGACGGTCTACGTGGACGGCTTGGCTGGCGATACTTCCACGCCTGACTGGACTACGCGCTGGTTTGAGGACTCTGGCACGGCTGGCGTAGCAGTGGCATCCATCGCCAACGATGCCATCACAGCCGCTGCGCTCAAGGCAGACGCGGTGACGGAAATCGCGGATGCAATTCTGGATGAGGTGGTGGTCGGCTCGTATACCATGCGGCAATTGCTGAAAGTCATGGCGGCGGCGCTGGCTGGCAAGGCAACCGGCGGCGGGACTACTTCCGTCACGTTCAGGGGCGTGGATGATGCAAGCAACGTGATCGTGGCGACGGTGGACGCTAACGGCAATAGATCAGCAGTGACATTGACGGTGTAAAGTGTTCATTCTAACCAGCAAGTATTTTCCAACTGACTCATGGCCTGACTTGTACTTTCCGGTGTTGCCGGATGCCGTTGTTGACATCCAGTATGCCGAGGACGTGGAGTTTACGGTCAAAGCGATATTGAGCGCGCCCTTCACAGTTTGGATGACGAATACCGCCGCCTTTACAGTCGAAATGCCACAAGTAATCACAATGGAAGTCTACGAGGAGCTATCTTTATGACCACGATTTATGTTCATAACGGCGATGTGGGAACTGTTTTTCGCCTTACGATTACCGACACGGATGGTACGGCGATTGACGTGTCAACAGCCGTCACGAAGTACATCTACTTCCAAGACCCGACGGGGGCTCGGATGCAAAAGACTGCCGCGTTCTATACGGACGGCACGGACGGAAAAATCCAGTACACGACCGTGAGCGGCGACATTGACAGTGTTGGCACGTGGCAGTTGCAGGGGTACGTGGAAACTTCGCTCGGTAAATTTTGGACTGAGAAGGACAGCTTCAAAGTCTATTCGACACTGGCGACGGCATGAGCGGAACTGTACTGGTTGTACTATCTGATTCTCACGTGGGCAGTAGTACCGCTGTATCACCCTTGCGCTATACGGTGCA